TCAGACAGCTTCGGAACTTCCTATGGCCCCACCGTATTAGGTGAGACCAAGGTTATTTCGAATAATACAGTCGCTACAGGGGTTACTGCTGGTACGGCAATAGCCGACTACCAAAATAACTCCTATCCCTTAGTCGAACTCGGTCAAGTGACCGAGTCCATATCGGATGATATGGGCCCAAAAAGCTCGTTTAAGGGCGTCACACATGAACGCGTCCTTTTTAGACGCGAACCATGTGCGGTGCCGACTACATACACTCGCAACGGATATTGGTATCAGACCGATTCCGCTGGTTGTAATACGTGGTACATGCAATTGGCACAAGCTGTGCCGTCGCATGGACCAAGCATTCCGACAACGAGTGCGCTGCCTGTCACGTATGTGAAGTCTAAACAGGAACTATGCAATGAAGCTGCTCATTCCTTCTATTCGGATAATAAGGCAGATAATGCCCAAAACCTGATAGAGTTTGAGCAGCTTACTAATGGATTACGCGGTTCAACCGTGTTCTTCAGTCGCATCCTGCACATACTACAAGAACCGTTATTCAGGCTCTCCTTGTCAAAAGACTTGGTGGCGCCTGTATTCCGTAAGGGCTGGTGGCATAAGTCACTCAAAAGCTTAGCTAGTGAGTACCTTGCCTTCCAGTTCGGTTATCTACCACTGCTCTCTGATATTCGCTCTACCGCTAGAGGTTTGCGCACATTAAAGCGCGATCTTAAGCGACTGGCGTCACATCAGGAAGTTGTAACCTCGACAGCTAAAAGCCATGGCGTAGTTGATACGTCATATGCTCTCGATGGCGAAGGTGGTAGCGCTGCTGCTCCATCCACACTGGATTCAACGTGGTGGCATCCTATGATTCAATCAGAGGGTGTCCGTATCGTTGGTGTGCGAGGGAGAAAAACGCGTCTTTATACTAGCGACAGCTTCCAAGCTGTCGATTTTATATTGAAAACGTTAATCAGCCCGGGTCCTGCTAGTCTGGCATGGGAGCTTGCTCCCTTTTCGTTCGTGCTAGACTGGTTTATCGACCTCACTCCCGTGCTCGATAAGTTTGATCAAATCCTAGTTGGAAATGACAAGGTTATCGATTACGTATGGGAATCTGAAAAGATTTCCACTGAGACATCCTATGTAAAGCATGACAGCTCTACTGGTTTGTCAAAGGACGGATCACTATATGTAGATCCGAACAATGGTGGTGAGATCGCTAAATGTTCTACTAGTTATTATCGCCGGACACTGACTAATCTCAGCCCTACGGTTGAGCTCAGTCATAGGTTTGGAAAAAAGCAAGGCCTCCTCGCGGGGGCTCTGCTCACACAAACGTGTGCGAACCTAAAATCGTTGTTGCGGTAACGTTATACACCGCAGGTCCCTGAGCCGCTTATTAGAAATGTTACCCATAGTGGGAATATTTCGACGTTCGCATCAGGTCTACAACAATAAAGGAAAACAATACCATGTTAGGCAATCTAACCCTAAAGACCCTGTCATTCGTGGCAGTTTCACCCGATGAGGGTGGGGCGTCCGTATACCGCGAGACTTCTCGCGGCGTATCGACGCCGACGGAACTTATTATCCGTCAACAGGAGGTTATTGAGAGCAGGACGAAACGTCCTGCTTATCAGACCTCCGCTACCGTGAATCGATGGGACGCTCTCGCCGATGGCACTATTGCCATAGTCGAGAGTTCCACGTTGACTGTTCGAACCATTAAGGATACTACTGTATCTGATGCTGAACTCCTTCTCGGAGTTCAAATTCTGATCCAGCTCCTCACTGGGACGGGCGCCGACGCATCTGCTCTTGACAAGAGCTCTGCTATCCTCATTACGCGAGATAAATAATCTAACGTAGTTTGGACTTAAAATAGCCATACTGGCTATCTGCAAAACCTAGATATTCTAGGTGAGCAGTTAATTAACAACCACTAAGTAGTTATTATTAACATGACAAGATCAAATGCTAAGCGTTTCAACAGTCGTCTAAACAGGGCGAAGGGGCCTAGGCCTGGTATTTGTTTAACGACAATACTAAATCGTCTGCTATCAGACGTTAGTGTCATAACGGGAGTCTTCTTAGAAGTCCCCTGTGAAGACATGGACGTATGGATCCTCAAAGAGGGTCCACTGGTAGACAAGAATATGATGCAGGTTATCGAGCGGTATGGCCTTTTCGATCATCCAGTTCTGGATGATATCGATTTGGGTACCTTACCGTTTGATGAAGTTGAGGGCATGCCATCGTGGCTTTTGCCATTATGGCACGAGTTCTCAGGGGGCGCATGTGTAACGAGTCAAGGGACAATTTGTCCTATTTGGCTTCGGGATACGCGCGCTTCTCAGAGGATTCGTGCTCTCAAGTGCCTACATCAGATCCTTGTGTTTGGATATAAGACCGAGCTACCATCCACTAATGAACAAAACATCAGGTCCTTCGAGGACTTCGTGTCGAGTGATGAGGCTTGCTTGCTTTGGCGGAGGTCTGTTAGGACTCCGGAATGCAAGCTCCTTATCAACGACGCACGCAAAATCGTGGCTCGCATCACTGCGAACTGCGACTTCAGGCATCTGGATTGTCGTCATGGTCCTGGCGGGACTTTTCCTGCTAGGGTGCCAAGCGGCAAATCCAGGTTCCTTACATTATACGAATCCATATGTCGATATTATTGTCACGCCGAAACCTTCATCGGACTCCCCAGTTTCTGGGAAGAATTGATGGGTTTCGAGGGTGACACTAAATTGGCATGTGAGACTAGTATAGTAGCTAAAGTCACTGCTGTTCCTAAAGACTCTCGTGGTCCACGCTTAATATGCGTGCACCCTACCGAGAGCATCTGGATACAGTTAGGACAAGCTGCCGTCTTATGTAAAGCAATCGAATCTTCCCCCCTAACAAAGGGGAGGATATCATTCACTGATCAAACGGTGAATGGTAAGATCGCGCTCAATTCAAGTTCAGATGGTGCGTTTTGCACCCTCGACTTGAAGGAAGCAAGCGATCGCATAGACTGTTCTCTTGTTGAGGCCCTCCTCGGGTCTCATCAATATGAACTATTGTCTTGTGCGCGCGCTACTGAGTACATAGGAATAGATGGCGTTCGTAGAGAGATGAACAAGTGGGCTCCTATGGGGAATGGTTTAACCTTCCCCGTTCAGAGTCTAGTGTTCTTCTCCCTAGTGGTAGCTGGCATATCGCTTCGTTACGGCGTTCGCTGTAACGAGGTCTATGTCTTCGGTGACGATATCATATTCCCAACACAATACTATGACGGGGTAGTGGCGTCTCTCACGAACGTTGGCCTTGTGGTCAACGCCGGAAAGACGTTTCGTAATGGTTCCTTTAGGGAATCATGCGGTGTAGAAGCTTATAATGGCTACTATATCACCCCCGTTAGAGTTAAGAAGGGAGTCCGTCTCGTCACTTATACTGACGGTGTTTCTGTCTGTTCGCTTGCTAAACGCTTGCGCGCGGCCGGATATCATCGGGCCTCCGAGTACGTCTATTCATGTGTCGCTCAAGCTTTCGGGGAGTTGCCTCTCAGCAACAACCCTAATGCGAGTGCTATATATGAATGGGCGAACGTGAGCTTCGACTACCTGCTACGGATCAGACGTGGGACCAAATGGTTCCGTTCTGTTCAATGGCATGGCATAGAAGCTCGTCAAGTGCTGGCTGTTAAAGATAAGCCAGTTAAAGATGAATGGTTTCATCTGCTTGATTCGCTGATGAGGCTTGGTTCCAGCAATGCTGGTCCCAGTCTCATCCTTGATTCGCTCCGAACAGATAGAAATATCTGCGAGGAGTTAGTCAGCGATATCGGATTAGTATATCCGCACCCTCATCGGGTACGGTCTGCTAAGG